TATTAAAAATAGACATCATGGAAGAGATTATCGTTAATAAAAGAAATATACCGAAAGAGTATATTATTGATTTACAAGGGAAAATGAATAAGGGAGTTTACGATTGTGTGAACTCAGGAAGTGGAAGTGACGATTGTAAATTCAATACATCACATAGACAAAGCAAATACAACGTAGTTGAAGACATAATTGGATTCGCTCCATCTAAGTGGGGAACAATGGTTGTGTGGAAATGTAAAACATGTGGTCAGATTCAATTCTTTCATCTTCGAGAAAACGAAGCAATTCAACATTTCGATTATGTGAGAATGTATCATCAATTTAAAACAACCGGAACCTGGGATTAATCATGGCAAAACTCATCCAATACGCAGTAATAACTGCTACAGAAGAACAACTTCAAGAACAAGGACTCAGAACGCTTCACTCAAAACAAAAAGTAGTGGTAGAGAATGTTCTATTTAACCTTAAACTCTGCATAGTAAAAGTGAATCAATTCACTAACAGCTTTCATATAATGAAGAGATCAGATCTCAATTTGATTGAAAACCAACAACTAACACTTCAATTCGACTAATATGATTATCGCAGTAGACTTCGATGGAACCATCGTTGAGAACGAATTCCCTAAAATTGGACAATTCAAACCTGGAGCGAAGGAAACTCTCGCAAAACTTCATAGTGAAGGTCACTATATCATAATTTGGACCTGTCGTTCAGGCATCAAATGTAGCGCTGCAGAAAAATTTCTCAAGAACAACAATGTGAAATATCACGTTATCAACGAGTCAAATCCTGTTAACCTAGCTCTTCATAAAGGAGTCGATACTCGCAAAGTACATGCAGATATCTATATTGATGATCGACACCTTGGATTCAAAGTTGATTGGAAAGAAATCTACAAAGAAGTTCAAAAACTTAACGGAACTTATATTCCGTATTGGAAGCAACTATGGTATTGGTTCGTTGAATACTTAAATAAGTAAGAGATGGCACTAAACGAACAACAAATTCAAGCTCTCGAGAAGAAAGGATTTAATCTCGAAACCATGAATAGATACGAAAGTGCTATCTATCTTCTTCAGAATTTATCTAATACTCTGACATTGGACTACGACGAATACATGAAGCATTTTGGGCTCAGAGGTAAAGCATCAGATCTTGCAAACAAAGTGAAGAAATCAACGGAGAACTATCTTCAACATATACGTGAAGTAATCCCTGAAAGAGAAGGAGTGAAATTCTTATTAGATTATGAAAGATTCGAAGCAGACTTCCGCAAATTTGCAGGACTTGAAGAGCTTAAAACTGAGTAGATTTCGAACGTTAATCGCAACAAAAGTGCGAAGTTTACCGAGAAAAGAACTTTACTCGAAAGAGATTGAAGAATTTCTCGAAAGTAAACCGAAAACAAAGAGAGAAAAAGAAATAGATAAAGATTATACCTTCTAAAGAAATTGATATGTTAATACCGTTTAGTTTTAAAGCAGATCCTCAACGAATAAAGCAAGAGAGGGAAGAAAGAGAAAAAGATCGTCAACGATCTAAACATATCGCTTCGTGTACAAAAGCTCACTCAAAAAGAAAATCTAAAAAGAAACAAAAATGATAAAACCAATCGGATCAAGAGCAGCTCTCAAGCCAATTGAGATAGAAAGAAAGTCACTAACTGGATTAATACTTCCAGACGACAATTCTCAAAAAATAATCACAGGACAAGTCGTGTCTTGTGGAATCAAAACAACTGAAGTGAAACAAGGTGACTTCGTACTATTCAACAAGTATTCAGGAATCAAACTTGAGTTCGAAGGACAATCATTGTCTCTCGTTGAAGAAAGTGAAATACTTGTTGTAATTCAGTAAAAATCGAAAGAAAATGAAAAGGATCGAGTTTAAAGCAAAATATCATGATTCTAAGATCGAGATTAAATTAAATCTCCTACATGCTTCATCTTTGAATAAAGGATTGTCATCAGAGGTCAATTGGATTATTGACGTTTGCAGAGAGCTGCAATTTGAGTATGAATTTTCTGAAATCAGAACATCTCCCAATACTCAACTTTATTATATTTTCGATCCTCAATTACGCGCCAGAGAGATTCCGTTGAGATATCGATATGAAGACGTCTTTTCAGATTGGAAGTCAGTTTGTGAAACAGAGCAAAAAGAAAAGTATAAAGAACTCGAATTACTTCTAAGGCGAAACGGAATTGAGACAGAGAGCTTCACTGAGGTAACGAATAACCCAGAATACTTAAAACATATCAAGGCTTCTGGATATATTCAAGCTCTCCTTCGCTTGTAGAAATCATCTGCCCTTTGGGAAAGCAAACTGTACCCTTGTGACCAGTAATGTTCGATCCGGTCGTCTTAGATAGTCTAAAACCACCCTTGTCGTTCATAAAGTAACTCTTACTGTCAGCGTCGGACCGTATTTGATACAAGTGTCCGAACAGCTCTTGGTACTCGTCGCTCTTGATGATGTCTTTTGAATACTGTGCGTTTAGAAGCGATAAGTCCTCATCGAACGAGATAGAGATCATTGGGAGCGACGCTTGTTTGATCCACATCCATGCTAAGAGCGACACTGATGTGATGAGCGACTTGGAGGTGCGTGGGGGAATGTTAACAATTAGGTCGGTAGTCCTTTCCTCCTTTCTAATGATCCTTTCAACCTCAACTTGGTATAAATCACATAGATACCTGATGTGAAAGGTGTCCTCATACTTCTCATTAGGGAACAAAATTTGGAAGCTCCAAACAAAAAATTCGTAGTACGATTCGGTAAATATTAGCCTTTTTAACTCGAGCTCGAGTTCTCTGTCTATAGATTTTGTAATTTGCTCACTCTTTCCTGCCATTCACCATTTTTTTTCTTAACAAACATTAACGATCTCCAATAAACCTTAATACGATTCTCTTTTAATTCTCTCAATATCAACTAATTAAAATCAACCCTCTACGCTCTTAGCTTCAAGCTCATCGGTTCTTACATCCTCTCTCGGAATCTGCTTACCGCAACTAAGGCACTCAGTGTGGCTATCGGTGTTCTCAACTATCTCTCGAGTAGCGTCGATGACTCTCCCTTTGAAGTCTCTATCTTCAGTACCGTGACCGAATACCTCGTAGCTTATTCTGAAGCCTTTGGTTGATTTGCAATGTGGACACTTTCTGTATTTCATTGTCTGTTTTTCTTTTCAATCAAGTTTATTCTTTCGGTAGTGGAGGCAGTTCGAAATAGTGAGTGACTATTCCTGGCTTCACAATTGATGGTAGCGAGAAATATAATCCTTTCAAGCGTCCTGAGCCTGTGAGAGAGTTTGGTCCTCCATACGATATTTCTACCTCTGCCCAATTGACTCTCGCTAATAACACTCTCTTTCCTCTACCGTAAGAAGTGTAATCAAGAACTACTAATACTTCACTTCCTATCTCTGGTTGATTTTCTTTTGTTAGAGGTATCCATTCGATAGCGAATTCTACTCCTGCTACAAATCCATTGTAAGAACTCGCATAACCTATTAAAGACTTATCGATAGCATAACTTTTCGCTGCTTCTTGTATCGTTTTTCTTTTCATTGTGTTTATTTTACTTCTGGACTTGTTAGATAGAAACTACTTCTTATCTCTCCAATGAATTGAGGCTGAAGATTAGTGGCATCTACTGCGTAATCGATCAATCTCGTGAAGTGCTTTTTGCTTTCTTCATATGAATAACTACAAACGATCAGATCTGTGAATTTTCTTCCGCGTAGATCTTGTTGATCTTTTATTATAACTACTTCATCGTTTGGACTTATGAGTCTATCGATTTTAATATAGTACTCTAAGTGTTTTTGATATCCAATGAAAGCGATTACCTTCTTCTCTGAAGGATTGTTTCAATACACTTCTCAACTTCTCCTTCACATCGCCTCATTTCTTCAACTGTTGTATCGAACTTAGCTGCGAAATCTTTCATGTTTTCTCCTTGTTTAGGAGGTAAGCTTGGAAGGTTTTCTCGATCGTATTTCTGAATACAATTTCTTTCGTAAGCTAACATTGCGTTGAACGCTCTCTGTTGCTTTTCGATTGCTTCTTGCGACGGTTCGCAGTAAATTTCCTGAAAATCTTTTTGAGTTTCCATATTGCGATTTTTCTTTTTAAAGCTGTTTTAATCTCTCAAGTACATCTTGAGGAGTGTGACCGTCAAATTCGTTTGGAATAACCTTCTCGGGAACTTTAAATAGATTCCAGTCTTTTAATTCGTAATGAAAACTTATTTGTCCAGTTGGAAGCTCTGCTACCACAATGAAGTATTCTCCATCGAAACACCATTCTCCATCGCTATGTCTGAAGCTTTTATGGATATCGTATTTCTTTTCTTCGCTCCATTGATTGAAGAGGAGAACATTGAATGTTTTTCTGAATTCATAGAGCTCTCCGAATGTATGATATCCGTCTGAGATTAGATCTGTGTCGAGCTGGGTTTCTTTTTTGTAGCGGGAGATTCCGCCATTAAATATCTCTTCAACTGTTCTATTCATCTCTTTTCGATTTACTGGATTATAGCGAGTATCTCATCTTCTTCAACGAGAGATATCGATTCGTCTTCAACTTCGAGTTTGATTCCTGAGTACTTGTTGAATAGTACGAGATCTCCCTCTTTTACTTCAGTTACTTTTACTCCACAAGACATAACTTGTCCTGTGATTATTTTTTGAGAATTGTCGTCTGGAAGCATTAATCCTCCTATTGACTTTCTTTCGATCTCAATTGGTTTGAGAGCTACTCTTGATCCGATTGGTTTTATCATTTTATTTCTTTTTAGATTTTCTTTTTGAGTGAGCCTTTGCGCATGAAGCGATATGTTTAGATCGTTGACGATCTTTTTCTCTTTCTTCCCTCTCTTGCTTTATTCGTTGAGGATCTGCTTTAAAACTAAACGGCATTAACATATCAATTGGGTTCAAAATTCAACATGATCGCGTCAGGTATTCTCAGAAAAAGTTCGGTTTCAGTAAGTTTCGGATTTTTAAATCTTAAAATTACACATGTTCCGCTTACGTATAGTGTTAATAAAACTATCACTAAATAAGCAAAAGGAAATAATCTATCAAATGTTTTTCTTTTTCATATCGATTTTTATTTAAAAGGTATAATCTTTATCTATTTCTTTTTCTCTCTTTGTTTTCGGTTTACTTTCAAGAAACTCTTTGACTTCTTGTGAAGTTTTATCGTAGAGTTGTTTCTTAGGTAGAGTTAACTTTCTCAATGCGATTAGTTTTCTAAACTTTTCTTGCTTGTTCATCTAGTCCAGTTAGTTTGCGAATTTTCTTTTCGAGAGTCTCGTAGTTCTTGAAGAATCTCATCTTCTGATCTCGAGGGATCACATCTCTAATACTATTGAAATATTCTTCGTTCAGCATTTTAAGTTTTCGAGCATACTCTGAAGTCTTACCTTTGATCCCGAAAGGCTTCATATATTCATCGAAATCTAACCGAATTGTGTCACTTACATGTTGAAGGAGAAAGATTGCCCTCTCGTGCTTGTTTAATACTTCTTGATCGAATCCTTTCTTCTCAAGAGCTTCAATTTGTTGATCGTTTAGTGCCATCCTATTTGCAATTTCTATATTTATCGTAGCAACATTTCTTATACTTCTTTTCGCTTCCACATGGACATTTTTCGTTTCTTCCAACATATCTGTAATGAAGATCGTATTCTTGCTGCTTCTCTTTGAATTGAGCTACTTGACGACTATATTCAACTTGATGATTTTCATCTATTTCTCGTTGACCTGCGTCGTCTTCTATTACGCGAATATTGTCGCCTACGTCAGTGAATAATTCTGATAACATATCTCTCGGCTTTATGAACTTCAAGTAATCACCATAACGTCTGAGTTGAGCGTTTTTGTAGCGTTGACGTTGTTCTTGTATCTTTTCAATAGGGATTTCGGAAAGTTTGTATTCTTTAGTGATAGTTCTGCAAATTGTACAAGATCCTTCTTCTCCTCGATACTGAACAGTGAACTCTTGACATTTAGAGCACCAGAAGCGACTATATTCGATCGTTGGCATGATTTATTTATTTAAGTATTCAATAAACCATCGAATTAGTTGTTTCCAGTATGGAACATAAGTTCCGTTTGCTTTCTGAATCTCTTTATAGATTTCTTTCCAATCGATTTTGAATCCAATATGTTTGTCGTCAATGTATTTGTCGGCGTAAATCTTGCGTGAATCTATTCCTTTGTAAAAGGCTAAGTTCTCCGGATTTGATTTGTTGATTGCGTGGAATTTCACGTTATGTTTTTTCAGATGTTTCTCTGCAGCAGAACACTTAATTCCCGAACGACAAGTCCATATGATGATATAATGGCCTTCGTTATACAGTTTTGCGAGAGTCTCTATTGCTCCCTTTTTGAATCGTCCTATTCTTGGAAACTCGTTCTCAACGATGGTTCCGTCGAAGTCTACTGCTATAATCATGGTTTATTAAGGTATGAATAAGTTAATTCAAAAAATATCTGACGAATGAAATACGAAGATAATGCGAATACTGGATTAAATGTGATAGCGATAGCTGCGATCAAACAGATATCTCTTACAACGTCAGATAAATGCCAAGCGTCAGTGAGAAATGCGAACCATCGACTACTTCCCCAGAATTTTTTCTCCTTGCTTAGGATCTCCGTTCTTCCATTTGTTTTGAGAAGATCTGCTTTTCTGCCAATATAACTGGTTAAGTTGCGCGAACTTTGTTTCTTTGAAACTGCTTTTTGACGAAGTATCAGCGACGGCTTTCGCTATACCTGAAAGAGCGAGTAAAGTGATAGATATGATTGCGACCATATTATTCGAATTGAAGGGTTAGTTGTTGATTCTCAATGAGTTCAAGTTGAGATTTCTTCATTACATGAAACGATTTTGCGTACTCATGCGTTCTTACAATGCAAAGTTTGATATTGAATAAAACTTGTTCTACAACTACTTTCTGCTTCGAATGAAGTGTTCTAAGGCCACTTTCTTGAAGTTGTTCTTCTGTAGCAGTTATTACTGCGTATTGGATTAGTTTTGCCATAATTAATCCCCCACTTCCTCTTCTCTTAATTCAACTTCTTCGCCTTCGATATAAACTACAAAACTGTGAGGGTTACCGTCTTTTGATAGTTCGCGAATTTGAGATTCTAGTTGATCTAAAGTGATTGATAATACTTCTTCTTCCATGATGTTCGATTTTTAAGAATAAATAATTGCGATTTATTTGATGTTGGGAAAGTACTACCTTTATTTCTATTTAGCAACAAAAGTATGTTATTTTTTCGCTTTACCTAGTAAATAATCTAGTCGACTCTGTTCATTCTTCTCTAACTTGCTAATATCATACACTGCGTCGCGCTCAATGATGGTTGTTCTCTTGTTATTTATTTCAATAGTATGATCAACTTTGTGAAGTCCTAAGAGCTTTTCTTTTAGCTTAAGAGCTTTCATTTTGCCTGCAGTATAACCAACTCCTTCGAAATACTTGTAGATCTGCTCGTAGATCATTATGTGGGAAGGAATGATCAAATCAGCTTGTTGCGCTGTGATTTTTGCGGCTTGATTCTTAGCTGAGAAGAACAATCCATTAAAAGAATAAGTGTCTGGTAGATCGTATTTGTCTGATAGATATTTTTCAATGTCTCGATACGATTCTCCTACAAGTATTTTCTCCAATACTTCTGAAACTACTCTTCTTCTTTGTTCTGCGCTTTTGAAATACTCAACTTCAGCTTTAGCCATTACTCATCTAAATTAATATAAATCAACTCCTTTTTAGCTCTTGTTATTGCAACAAACAAAAGATTCTTTTCTTGAACCAATTCCCACCCTTTAGTTGCGAAAGGAGAAGGTATTGTTTTTGTTCCATTGAATTTATCGATTATAAATACGCGATCATTTTCAAGTCCTTTGCTTCGATGGATCGTCATCAGTCGTATCGCTTTTTTATCCTCTCTAAAGAGTTCTCTAATCGTTGCAGATAAATTGCCAGGATCATTCGATTGATGGATGATTAAGTGTAGAACTTCCACCTTATCGAGTAGAGCAAGGTATCTAGGATGAACAAGAGGATTGTGAAATTTTAATTTGATCAATTCTTCTCTTAAAGCTTCTTTTTGATCTTCAATACGAAGTAGAGTTCTTTCAACATCTGTTGTCTGAACCTTTCCTGCGAGATCAAGTAATCCAACCTCAATATCTTTGCCAATCACTGTTGATTTGATTCCTTTTCTCAATAGATAGAAGAATGCAAGTATAAGTGGAGCTGTTTTGCGACATAGGACCATATCTCCAGCTTTTGCTTCTTCGAGATCGCCTCTTCGAACTATTCCATCGATAGCTCCTTCAAATGGTTGAATTGTATCAAATACTTTCTGAGCTTCTAATACTATGTTTTTAGCGCATCTATAACTGATTGAGAGTGGTAACTCTGTTGTGTTTGGTCTTGATTTCAATCGATCAAAAGAATCGATGGAACTTCCTGAAAATGAGTAGATTGACTGTTTTGAGTCTCCCACAGCCACTAATCTTCCATTCGATTTCAATATCTTTTCGATAAAAGTTCTCTGAGCGTTATTCAAATCTTGCGCTTCATCTAGGAATACGAAATCGAATTGTTCATCAATCAATCTAGTTGTGGTTGCTGGTAGATAAATCATATCTGTGAAATCAATCACTTTTAGATGCTTTTCTTGTTCGCCGAGAAACTTCATAGCTTTATGAATAATCTCAGGAGTCCACTCTAAACCGTAGTGATCGCACATTGTCGATAGATCTGCAGCGTTCGGTAGAGTCAGTGTCATTCGAGCATAATTGATTACATCAGAAGTTTGGCCACAAATACGAAAGTTAGCTTTGATTCGCTCTTCAGGTTTTAGATCGTTGATGAGAATTTTGAACCATTTATCGTTATCGATCTTCACCCCTTTATATTGCTTCATAATCATTCTGCAGCCAAGAGAGTGAAGCGTAGAAGCTTTTACGTAGTCAGGTACTCGAGATTTGAGTTCATTTACGATTGTATTGCTAAATGAGAGAAATATGCTTTTCTTCATTCGTGGAATTAGCTTCAAAACCTCCAGAATCGTTGAAGTTTTACCTGCACCTGCAGTCGCTTCAACACATATGTGGCTTTGAGTGTTTTGTATAGCTTTAAATATTTCGATTTGATATGGACTAAAGTTCATTTTGCGATTCTTGTTTTAATTTTTGTTTAGCGAATCTTTCTTGATCGCGAAGAAACTCTTTGTGGTATTCTTCATCTTGTCGTTGACACTCTTCAAGGTAACGTGGAGTTGCTTCAATAAGTATTTCTTCAATTTTGTGGAAATCAACCTTATAATAGTTTACTCTTGGCATACCTTCTTTTTTTACATGAAGCAATCCATCAGCGATAAGCTGATTAGCAATACCTCTTTGTATTAAAGGTGAAATTCCCCAACTCTCTTCAATATCTGCTCTTTTCAACTGAAACCATTCTTCTTGAACTCTTTCTGCTTCATTAATATACAATGTGAGAAAAAAAGCCTTCTTCATACCTAATTCTGAAGTAAGCACTTTAGAGATGTTTATATAAGTTGATTGAGTCAATGATTCTTTTATATTTTTCATTTCGAATGATCCCTCCTGTAACAATCGATTGCTTCATCCATAATTATTCCTAAGATGTGAAAATCAATTTTAAAGTGATTAATTTTAAGAGCTCCCTTCTTTTGGTAATCAATGATACCAAGTTCCTTGAACTCTTTGATGATATCTCTTTGTAAACCAAAATGTACTCCCCATAGTTTCGATATTTCTTCTCTTCTATAGAAGAACCACTCTCCTTCAATAAGTTTTTTACCGTTTTCGTAAAGGAGATGTTTATCGACTAAATCTGTGAGAGCAAAAGCTTTCATTACGCCGAAACGATGCACTAATGCTTTGTTTAGGATCCAAAAGCATTCTTGGGATAAGAGGTGTTTTACTGAATTCTCTTTCATATTGGGAAGATACTTCTTTATTTAGTACAGATAGTTTATTTTGACCCCATGAAAATAAAATAAATCATGGGCTCTAATTTATCCCGTGGATTGGGTTCGATTTGAGCCCGCTTAATAAGAACTAATTAGAAACAAGAACTAAAAGCAAGGAATAAGAGTTATAATATTATATTCCTTACAGTCATATAATATTAAATTGCGAACTGCGTTCGCGCCTTAATTTCAAAAACTACACACTACCGTTTGTTTCTCTTCTTCACTTTTGGATTATTCATCCTTTGAGGAAAATGTTTACGGTCATAAGGTTTCACTTCTTTTGGAGGAAAGTATTCTGAAGCATACGAAGTCAATTTAAAATCCTCATCTTTGAAGTTAGGAGCAGGCATAACTATTTCCGGTCTACGAGTGAATTCGTATACTTCAGATAATCCTTTGAGAGCTTCAGGGAGACCGTCGCCAACTCCAACGATAGAGATACCTCTTTCTTTAGCTTTTAACATCATTTCTTGAAGATGAAATTCTCCATTAATTCTTCCACTTCCACAAAACACTACTCTTGGACCGTGACCAACTATACCGACTCCAGCTTGTTCTCCGAATTCCTTTTCTAGATCCTTATGTATTCCGTCGAAGAATCCTTGACAATGAACTGATTCAATAGGGCTTGGTCCAAAATGCTCTACAAAAGCTCCAACTGACCGAGAAGCTTCTTCTCGCTTGAATTCTGCGAACCAATATTCTTTTGCTTGTTGCGATTTAGCTCCATCTATGAAAGCTATCTTACTGGATACGTTAGTCGATCCTTCGTACATTTCTGCTGCGATTTTTATGTTTTCATTCAAATCCATGATTACCAGAGTTTAAGTGACATTCCTGTCGGTTTACGTAAATTACAAAGGTCTTCAATCTTACCGGATTCGTACTTCTTCACTCGACTCTCAGCACTTTTCCAATTGAGAGCTTCAAAGTAGATGTTTCTAGTATCAACGTTGATTGATTTATGTCTGTAATCAAAGACGGTGAAATCTTTTTCTTCAGTGATCACCATTTGAGCAGTTCCTTTTTCAACTTCCTTCTCAATTACCTCAGCGATTACTTCTGTCTCAGGATTGTAGAACCATAGTTTTAAACCTGGTGTGCGGAGAAACGTATCAATCAACTTGTATTCCATTTTCTCTTGTTCTACATGCTCCATTTGGTTGACAGCAATGTGATTCTGATCTGTTTTGTCGTTTAGTATATTCATATTATTTCTTATTTCTTAAAAAGTCAACGATATCCATTACTATAAACATTATTAATAAGCCAGCACTAAATTCAATAGTTGTCTCAGACGGACAATAAGCTGGGTTGATACAAGTTGCTATTAATATAGCGCCACAAAATATAGCTGATCTCATAACACTATTCTTTTACTTCGGGAGTTACACCCATTTGTTGACGACAACGTTGAATTTCACTGTGATAAGCTTTCTCAAAGCCTGCAGCAATAAGCTGATCGTTCAGTTCTTTAGGTTTGATTGAGTGCTTCAAGCGAATCAAGCGACGCATCAAATCAGATTTAGTCATCTCTTTACCGTTTTCATCAGTATAGAGTTTTTTCTCATGTTTACCAGACTTTTTGGCAACTTTTGCTTTCTTTTCTTTAATAGGTTTTGTTATCATTTTCTCTACCTCTTCAAGTTTCTCAGGAGTAGGAATTTCATCGATGACATCGATGATGATTGATTCAACCTCACAAGCTGCGAAGAACTCAGGTGAACCTTCTATATTTGCAGGGAAATCTTTGCGGAGTTGAGCGTCAATCTCAGGAGTGATCACTTCTTCGACAATTTTTGCAGCTTTCTTCGCAAGAATTGAATCAATATCTACATGACGTTTTTTAAGGAGAGATATAGCGTACTCAAGTTCTTCACCTTCGAATTTACCAAGCTGAACTCTAACTGTAAGCGCTGATGTACCGATTTTTGAAATCTTTTTTTGATCTTCTTTAGTTAATGACATAAGATGTGACTTACCGTGATGTCGAGGGCTGAGTATTTATTTAAAGAATTTATTGATTACTGTATAATGAAGACCTTCAGTTAAGTATTGAAAGTTTTCAGATCTCTTGATAGATTGAGGAGTTTTGATTTTATCAACGAAAGTTGACTTGTGTAGATTCTTATCTACGAATTCAGCGACTTCATTGAACAGTATCGAAGGTAGTGTTCCTGAGTGATCTGATTGCGCTTCTATGACTTTGGTGAGGTTCATTATTCTTCGTCTTCTTCGTTACTAATCATATGATTTTCGTTTCCCCACGCTACAAGAAGATCTTTCACTTTTTGAGGAATTGGGCGATTGTTTCGTATTTCGAAAGTTGGAATATCTATAATTGGACGACCACTACCTTTGCAGAATTCAACCGTATCATAATAATGATCTCCAAACTCTAAATGTGTTTCTTTTTCTCGATGAAGCTCTATGAACGAGTCTTCTTGTAAAAGAGTTTCGATTTCTTTGAGTTTATCACAGTTTTTTGCAATTCTAAGTCTAAAAGTAGTTGCCATAATATCGATTTTTATAAGTGAATAATATTGTTGTTTTAATTATGTCCTAAAGATACCCCTACCCATAACACGAAGCAACAAACGTATGTGATATTTTTCACTTATAGGTGTCTTTTTAAGATCTATTAACTATTCTGCACCTAATTCAGCTCTCAAGATCTTGAAGTATCGATAAATCAACCTTTCATTCACTCTATTCAGATTGATTCCGTAATCAAGAATTTTATACTGAATTGCTCCATTAACCTCAACCTTACCTATGTTTCGATAAATAAATTCTCTTTCAGTAATGAGTTTCGAAAGCTTGAGTCTATGGTAAGAGTTCAAAGAGTTGAATTCTTCTTGAGTCAATCTTTGAACTCTTTCTGCAATTAAAACTAACCCTCCAAAGTTCTCGAAAACTTCGCAAAGATATTGTTGGTTTTCTTGACCATTGATAAGATCAATAGTTGTAGCTTCCCAAATGAGTGCTTCATTATAATTTGAGGCTACTCCAGCAATAAATCTTCTCCATGAGAGAAAGATCGGAATCTTCACAACAACTTTAGAGAACATAAAGCAAATACGAGTACTACCGATTTTTATTTGCATTAGATTTTCTTTTTTGAATGTTTCTATTGATTTCATTAATAACAAAAATAGCGATCACAATAGTTATAGCTGCAACAGCTATAATCAACGGAACATATTCAATTAAATTAGCTTTCATGATACTTAGGTTTGAATTTAAAATATAGTTTATCTTCGAGAATTTCTTGCGACTCCATTCCACTTCCTGCATTCTGAGTCACTATTTTGTTTTTAACTTTGAAAGTAGAACAGTAACATACTTGATTCACTATCTTGTACAACGTATAAAGGATAGATTCATCGTCTTGAGTGATTGTTCTTAGTCCACAACAATCATTTTGATTTAACTGTAGAACTTGTGTTTCTTGTAAAGTGTTTACAAGTGTAACAGTTTTCTTCAGGATCGTTGTGGAGTAGAGTTCGTTATTCATTTTGAATCTTCAATAATGAGTTGATTATTAGCTATATCTTGAGAGACGTCGAAGTGACATTGATCTTCTTCTTTCAAGACAGTGAAAAGCACAATTATATTCGCAACTACACCTCGAAGAGAAACCGTTTTACATACGGTTGTAGCAATAAATTGAATCAAATACTCACCTTTCAAGTGAGTTGCAATCGGAACAACAATAGCGTTTCTCATTTACTTGAATTTTACAATATGACGTTGAAGATGAGCAATAAGAGTTTCTGCTGATTCAAAAAGCTGGTTAAGAGGAATATCTTTTAGGATAACCTTTTCAGTTTCGTTTCGAGAAGGTATTTGAGCATCAAAAAGTAAAACTTTCTCGTTATCAGGATTATATCTCTTCCCAACGATTCTACCCTCAATGATTTGACAATCTAACAAAACAAACATGCGATCGTCAAGATGAGGAATAATGCGTTTAATGAAGGTTGCAGGCATAATCTCGACTTTCTCTTCTTTACAGCGAAGCGGCTTAGAGTCAGAGGATTTGCGAGAGTCTTGATAAGTTTTAACATCTGCGCGATATTGCAAAATAATATGAACAGCAAGATAAGAATGAGTACATGTTACTGAGTCTGTTTGGTCAATTCGATACTTCATTCCAGATTTTTCGCCCTCAGAAAAGAATAATCCTTTCTCACGAAGTACTTTAGCTATAGCTGTAGAATATCGACGATCTACACCATACTCTTCACAAATTTTACTGATCGGATAATCTTTAGCGTTCACCCATTTGCTTGTGGCGAGAGTGAAAATTTTACTCACTACTTTAGTAAGATTTTCTTGGAGATTTGTGTTTCTTTTTGCCATGATGATTGAATTTATTCCTCCCGAGAAATCGGGAGGAGATTAGCGTTATAATTGAATTTTATTTTTCTTACAGTAAGAGTGGAGGTTGTCGAGAGTGAGTTGTTCTCTATTACCGAATTGGTTACGAGACCGTTTCGATTCAAGATCTAATTTAGCTTGATTAACTTCTTGTCTAATATCAACAACGAACACTTCACTATGACCGAAGTCAACAGTTATTGGAGTAGGGTGTCTCTCGTGATCGAAGATTGAGAGAGAAATTTGTTGAGAGAGTACATCAACAACATTGAAACATAATCCATTGTACTTTGCGTAAGCTGATTTCTTGTTTACATTCACGATTGCTTTCATAAGGCGATTGTTTTTATTAAGTGAGTTGTTATTGTTGTTCTAAGACGTCGGAAAGATACGACCTCTTTCTACAGTAAGCAACAAAAGTATGTTTTATTTTACCGAAAAGGTGAAAATAATTCTTAAACACAGAAAAACCCCGCTTCACAGCGAGGTTTCCCTTAACCAAAAATTAACTTATGAAAAAATTTAATCTTTATTATTTCTATTTTTGCTTTTAAAGTAACGCTGATCTTTACCACTCAAGGTAGGCAGAACTTCGTCTTTAAAGTGTTTTCTACTTCTTTTCGTGCGATCTGCTTTAATCTGCTCTTTCGTCATTTTAGTGCCGATTCTGAAGGTTTCTACCACTGGTGCATCGTAGATATTTTCAAATATGAGAGTTTCTCCGCAGTCACACTTATGTGTTGCTGTTTCTAATTCAGAAGTCCAAACGTAGTGTTTTGTTATCGAACCGCATTTAGTACATTTGTACTCTTGGCGGTACATTGAGTCATTAGCCATGTTAAAAATTTAGTTTACAGTGACGAGCTAATAAGATTGCGTCAATCATGCCATCGTGTGGCTTCTTAGCTCTTTCTCCAAAAGTTAGTTTCTGATTCGGATATAATCGTTTTACCGCTAGCAGCGCCATAGCTTTAGTATCGAGTCCACCTTGTCTTCCAAGAGCTTGTTGCTTAGCGGAAGCTGGTTTTCGAATTTCACCTATGCCTTCGAAAGCGTCTTTTTGCCACTTCTTCGGCATCACTTTAGTGTACGGAATACTATAAGCTGCAAGAACTCCTTCAATAATTCCAAGACCTCTACCAAAGTCGAATGTAGCTCCTGCAGCAACTTGGAAGAGTGCATGAAGATCCTCTAATACAACATGAATATCATACTCTTCCGACGTATATTTTAGAAAGATATTCGCAATAGCATGAATGTCGTACTCTTTATTGACAACTGGCATAGGGAAGGTTTCAAGAAGATCGCCATTAAATATGACGATGCTTCCGTTTTTCCCAACGTCTAAGCCACAACGTATTTTAATCATTTTCGACAATCCTCCAATCTTCTGCAAGTGTATCTTCAACTGAAGGCGACCATCCTTTAATGGATAAATGAGGTCCTACTATTGCAAGTTGATCGCGATAGCTGATTGCAGCGTAATCTTCAAAATCGAATTTCTTCTGAAAGAAATCTTTAACTGACTGCGGCAAAGATTGTATTTTAGGAACTACCTCTTTAGGTATTTGCGACTTAACTTGCATAAACACAAAAGTGTCTTTGGTTGGGAATGAGGTCCGTTGGACCATTTTACCATCTTTTAAGGCTTCAATTGCTTCTCCGAAATTCATATTTATTTCTTTTTAATTATTAAATGTTTCGTTAACTCTCTCATATCTTCAAGGTGGAGTTGAGTCGCTTCTAACTTACCTTTCAAAAGGTTTTCGCTTTCTGTTTTGATATTCATCTCTGAACCTAAATCGATGAAAGCTTTCACTAATTCATCTGCCATTCTAAGAGGCAAGACTAAGAAAGGTTTGATGTTTTGTAGAAATTCAGCTTCATTTAGACAAGTTACCGAGACAGATTGGTCTTCAGAATTATAAGAAAAATTCTCTCTGATCATATTGTTGCGAGATCCTCCTAAGAGATAAATGAATGCTTTATTGTTAGCGTAATCGCGTTGAATTGATACTTCCATGTTGATTTTATTTATGTTCCGTGATAATAATCTGTATCGTAAAAGCTACCATCTGGACGCATTTTATTGTCATCATCGTCACAATCTGGATAGTTTCTACTCATTACTGTATTATTGTTGTTACTCCGTTTTGTTTTCTCATTATAACTGTATACTCTTTCAAAGCGTTGATCTCATTCTGAGACACAATTGCTACAGTCTTACCTACACTCTGAAGAGCATCAATGATAGACTCTAATCCCATAACATCAACCTGATCAAGTATCTCATCAGCCACAAGTAAATCAATTCCTTTACCATGAGCGCAATTCAAATTGATTAACTCTTGGTTCGCCATGATCACGCAAATATCGATCCTTCCACGCTCTCCTCCAGAGAATTTACCATAACTTCCAGCATCAAATCCACCTCTTAATACAGTGGTATCAATTTTCTCTTTCATCTTTCCGGTAGAGAGCAGTTTATAGCCTTCAATGTTGATCGATAGATCTGTTCCCATTGATTGTAAGAAGAGGTTAGTGTAGTCAGCTACGTTCTTGATAGATTGATTGGCTACGTGTGATTTGAAGTTCTTGAAGTTGATCTCCCAAACCTTCACTGCTTCAATCTCTTTTTCAAGAGTGTTGAGTTTCTTATCAATTTCGCCTTCTTCCTCAAAAGCGTCTTCGATCTTTTTGGTTAGTTCATCAACCTTCTCTTGTCCGCTTTCTTTCGTGATCTCTCCGAGTTTGTTTTGAAGATCGATAAGATCGTTGTTTTTGGTTTGTAAACTAGTCTCGAGTGCTGAGAGCGATATTTTTTCGTTTCCAATCTTTCTCTCAATTGAAACTTTATTGTTTAGGAGACCTGAGTATTCGCGCTCGATAGCTTCTTTCTCACGATTGATCTCATAGATTCGTGACTGAACTTCTTCTAATTTCTTTCCAATCTCCTGGATTTCAATTTTCACTGATTCTTGAGCTTTCAAAATATCAGCATTTATCTGTTGTTTCTGACGAGGTATATCTCCGTTGAGTTGTGTATCGAGAATGGCGATTTTAGTCTTGCCTGTTTTAATTTCCTCAATCACTCCAGGAAGAAGAGTTTTAGCTTCAGTCACATTAAACTCTTTGTCGCGAAGCGAAAAGTTGTGTTTACAATTCGGACACTCAATACTGTCTTCAAGTTTCTTTGATACCTCACTCTCAAAGTCTTCGAACTCTTTCAATTCAATTTTAGCCTGAGTAAGATCTGTCTGAATCTTAGTCTCAGTTGATTTAACGGTGTCTACACGAGTTTTGAAACTATTTTGTACATTCGCGTGCTTCTCGTTTAATTTTCCTTTCTCAAGAATGAGAATCGTTTTCTCCTCCTCTTTGACTTTATCTTTTCCCGCAACAGTTTTTAGTTTACTTTCTTTGCCATATTCTTCAATTACTTGATCAGCAGCTTTGAGATTGATTTCAAGAGTTTTGAGTTCTAATTTTTTTGGCTCAATTGACTCTTCTTGTAACTTTACGATACTTTGGATTTGATAGTCTATCGCAACTCTCTGAGCTTCTAATTTCTCTTCAACTGCTTCAGGAGTGAATTGAGCTTCGATTTTCATTAATTCCTCTGCATACAACTGAGCTTTTGTTTGTGCTGCAGTCTTTGCTTTACCAAGTTGTACCTTATCAGCTTCGAGTTTGTCGAGATCTGTTTTGATGAAGGGGAATACTGAGTCGATATTATCAGCGCCAGAAAAACGGTTAATGATCTCTTTCTTCTTTGTGTCACTAACTTTCAGGAATGGATTGTAGTTGTCTGAGGTAATCAGAAAGAAATTGAAGAAATCCTCTTTGGAGAGTCCGATTGCTTCAAAGATGAATTTGTTGTATTCGTTGATGTCAGATTTCTTGATTTCGCTATTCTCACCCTCTCCAATCCACACTCGACATTCGCCAGCTTTGGTGTTGGAATAAATCTTTCTCCAAATACGGAGATCTTTATTTGTAACAGTGTTCTCCAGAAGTAAATCTACTTCACCGGAATCTTGACTGTTTGTGATTAATTCCTTTGTTCTAACGTCGCGAATCGAAGTGCCAGCGAAAGCGAGAGCGAGTGATTCGATGAAAGCTGATTTGCCACTGCCATTTCGTGGCTGTTGGGGGTTGTCTAAATTCTCACCAACTATGATGACAGCTTCTCCTTTACGGAAGAGATAAGTGCTATCAGTGTGAGAGATGATGTTTGTGATTTTGAGCGATTTTGGACGGTACATACGATTTAGTTTATTTTAGAGACTTGATCTTTACTTGGATAGAATACTGTATTAAAAACATCAAAAGGAATACGAAGCTCACTCCCCTGAGAATTTTCAACAATGGCGAATGTACCTGTTGGCTCGATGCAAATACGATTTAGTTCACATCTTTCTCCTTGAGCTGCTGTCTTCACGATGGCTTGAGTCAAGTCTCTAACTGTTGTTCCAGGTTCATAAATTTGATCTTTTTGATTATACATACGACTACGAGTTTACGATTTGATTGAAATATTTTAATCCTTCTTTGTGATTGAGTTTGTTCTTTTTACAGAAGACTTCAAATTCCTCAGTGAGTGTTTTGCTGTCAAAAGGTTCAATGCGAGCTTCGAGTTCTTCGATTTTGATCTCTTCTTGTTGAAGCTGCACTTTGATGCCAATACTTTCAAGAGAGGTTTTATTGAATGCTTTGAGGTCTTTCTCGGCTCCTTTTAAAGTGACGCGAATATAGTCCTGAGATTGTTGTTTCTCAACCTTTAAGTCCTCAATATCTTTGGTAGTCATCGATTTTACATCAACTTCATAAGTCAAATATTGTGGAAAGATAAATGGTACCAGTTCTGTGCTGAGATCGTCGTAAATCACTGTAGCGCCTTTCTGAGTGCCTTCTCCGAAGTTGTGCTGCATTGCTGCACCAATGTATTCAATATGATCAAATTGCTGTGGATCATGGTAATGGCCGATAAAGACTTTGTCGTACTTACTGAACAAGTTAGAGTTGATGGTGCTCTCAATTTTGGTACCGTTATTCATAACTGCTCCAGTACATCCAACATGAGTGAGAAGAATGTTTCTTTCAGCGAAGCCTCCAATTTCATCCTTTTCTTGAATCATTTTAATGTACTGCTCGTCGTTGAAGTATGAAGCATAATGAATACCGATTCTTCCAGGAATGTTTATTGGAGCTGTAAAGCGAGCTCCACAATACGGATAAATATCCAAAGCAGGGTGATGTTTAAATGGATCAAGGAAGGATTTAGCGTCTGAATAGGAAGTTTTATCATGGTTGCCTACCACACAATTCAATCCTATTTCATGTTCACGTAAATCATCGAGTATCTCTCCAAAGGCTGTGAGAACAGCTTGCGATTGAGATTTGCGACTCTGAAAAACATCTCCGACGTGCTCAATAGAGTTTAATCCTAACTGAATCGTTATTTCGACAGCTTGTCGAAAGATTGATTTGTTTAACTCAATAGTTGAGTCTGAGAGGTGAGTGTCGGTAATTGCGACAGCGATTGCTTTTTTCATTTTATTTTCTTTTGATTGCGATTTTTATTTCTCCTTTACAAACTGAACCCAATACACCTCTTTCTTCGAAAGAAATATCGATAAATTTCTCAAGCTCTTCTTTCAGTTGTTTTCTAATTTCATATTCAGCTTTCCCTCTTTGATAGTCGATTGCTGAAGGAGTATCGTTAAAGTAAATCACAGTCTGCAAAAACTCTACAAGGAAAGGTTCCTCTTTAATAGTCAACGAGTCTATTATTGGAAGCGAAGAAAGAGGAATATATCCGAGCTTTCTAAGAATTTGATCGATTAGGTTTTTCATTGCGATTTGCTTAATTATGTGATTGTTTAAGAAAGAAATCTCCTCACTTCCCCATGACAGACGACTCTCATACTATTACGTAACCTGATAATTTCGCTGGCCTCCGTGAGGAGATTTCAGTTTTGGATATTTACAGAATTCTAGATTTTCCGTGCCGACTTCCCAATTCGTCGCGATCTCGAACTTAATCTCTATTCGCGCTTTGCAAGAACCGTGGAGAGTGAGAGATTCGAACTCCCATGAATCAACTTCCTGCTGACGTCCTACCAATTAAATGAACTCCCCGATTTAAAATAAGACAGTACAGTCTTCCGCACTGCCTTATTCACTTTGTAAACTTTATCTCTTTTTGTCTGCTTAATCCAAAGCCACCTCTTTCGAGAATTTGAATTTAGCTAAGTTCTTAGCTGGTACATCAACCGGAGCTCCTGTTTTAGGATTGCGGCCAGTACGTGCTTCGCGAACTTTTACTTTGAATACTCCGAAGCCCTTCAAACCTACTTCGTCGCCGGTATTTAATGTTTCTACAATAGTTTCAGTTACTGCGTCTAACGCTGACTGAGATTGTGCGATTGTCAAACCTGACTTTTTCGCGATTGCTTTTACTAATTCTGCTTTATTCATTTTGATTGTTGTTTTGTGCTTCAAGAGGGAGACTTGTTTGAAACCTCCCTTCTATGAGCTGATTGATATTATTTTTGCATTCTTTTGCGCATTTCTGCTAAACGATCCTGAGTAGAGACGGTAGTTGCTGCTGCTGGTGTTTTCGAAGGAGTTTCAACTACTGGAGGAATCTCCTCGTGAATTTCCGGAGCAGCGTCTTCGTTGTCGTCTGTTTGCACTTCATCGACATAAGTTTCCTGAGCTAATTCCCATTCGCGCAACGATTCACGTATAGAATCGTCAGAAAGAGTTGGTTTGATGATTAATCCGGTTTTGTTGATTTTAGCGAAGTCTGCAAGTTCTTTACGAGTCATAAGGCCGAATTTGTCTTCTTCCGGTTCTTCTACTACCGTCTCAGCAACCACTACAGCATCAACTACTTCGTGAGAAGCTTCTTCAACTTCATTAACAGTCTCATCGTCTTCTTCAGGATAATAAGCCGAAATTTCTTCACAAATACTCAACCAAGTTTGGTCTTCAAAGGTACCGATTTGATTTTTCGAATCAAAGAACTCCAATCCTTCAAGTTGAAGATCGAAATCGCGACGTTTGAATACATTCCGGAATTTTTTGGCAAGTGGAGTAGCTTTCATAAACTTCTCAAGCTGATCGTCGCTCAAAGGGAACATGCGAGGAAGAGGATAAACTTTGCCGTTGATGGTTGTATTCTCAATGGCGTTATCGAGTTCAACTTTGTAATAATCGTTTGCTTGCTTCGCATCCTTATCGTAATTAACAATAATTGCACGACCGGTTTCGATATCTGTAAAAGGATCTGTAGCTAGAGGATCGTTACCAGTGTCAGTTGAGGCCGCAATACTATTCATACGTTCTTTGATAGCTCGTCCAACTTCAACCATTCCAAATTTTGGAACGCCTCCAACGATTTGATCAATATACATTACCCAACCTTGTTTATAACTAAGGCCTTGTACTTTTTTCATAAAGTTTCCGGTAATAGCTTCAAGTTTGCTTTCGATAAAAGTTTTCGCTTTAGCGTCTTGGCAAACTTTCAAATCTTCAGTCAAATGTTCGCGAGAAAAGGCGATATACTCTTCAACAAGATCTTTCGGAGTTCCACCATGGATACGAGAATTAAATACTGACTTCGATCCTTCTTTCATAATCGGACGACGAGTCTTTGGATCAAGCGTCTCTTGATGATTTGCATCTTTCTGAGCTACCATCATCGGTAACCACACAACCACTTTAGGTTCGGCAAAAACATCTCCACCTTCATCTTCTATTGGATGAGGAGGATAAATGCGAGCAAGATTGGAACCGTTGTTCCACTTCAAATAATCTACTCGGTCGTTGTTGCGACCGAGTGAGCTGCTTAATTCAGCATCCTTTTGCACTGTTGCTGCTACACTGGTAGCCTTAAATTTACTACGGTCTAATGCCATAATGTTTTGAATTTTGATTGTTAATAATAATGATTAAGATCTTGGCGCTGATCAGTTATTGTTTGCGTGGTAAAAGTACAGACTTGGTTGAAGCGAAACAACAGAAGTATGTATTTGTTTGGGTCTTTATCTGATTGCTTTTTTAGAAGCTTTGATCATAACTCCATTAACTGTGTCACTCAGAAGCTCGTTAGAGAATTCCTCAGGACGGATCTTATCAGAGATTTTGTTCAAAAGATTCATTTTAGCCTGAGCTGCCCAATATAGCGAATCGAGATAATCGAGATTCTTTTGTTTAGCAAAGAAATCGTTTTTCTTAATTCTGTAACGAGCGTCTGTTTTCATTGCTGCCTCAACTTCGGAGACTGTTCCCTTGCCTCCAGTAGCCACGATTGATTTACGCTTCTCTTCAGTGAGTTGTGCTTCAAAGATTTCAACATCGTTCTTAGCTTCACTGACGATATTCTGTTGCTCAGCTTTCAAATTAGCGATTCGATTCAATAATACTGGAAAAGTCAAAATCTCTCCGAGGTAGTTGTGGTGATCAATCTTCAAGATTTCGTCGATATCGATATCGGTATCAAAAGGTAGTGCTTTTAGCACCACCATTTTGTCTTTTAACTCTATTACTAGAGGTTCTTGTTCGTAGTTCGCCATTATACTTCAGGAGTTGGAACCTTTTTCTTTGCGCTCATAATTTCAGAGTCGTACACTTTTAATCCTTCTTCAGCAAGAAGGAGTTTGATTTCCTTACTCGTTGCGCCACCAATCAAAAGTTCGACGATTTTGTCTTGCTTGGTTGGTGCACCGGCAACTTTTTCAGCTTTAGGAGTTTTTTCAACTTTTTCTTTTACTACTTTCTCTTTCGCAAGTTTAGCGCCTTTGTTAGCTTTCTCTACCGCTTTTGCGTTTGCTTTTTCAAGAGGCTCCATCTTTTCGATTTGATCCATAGGGACACGGATTGTTTCTCCGTTGTCTGTTTCGATTCGCATCTTAGGTGCGCCAGTAACATCGTTTGTTGTAATCATTTTTGTCTTTATTTTTATTGGTGTAATTGTTTCAATTGGTTCATCGTTATTTGTTGTTCCAGAATTCATCTGAATGATCGCAGCCTTATTGTTGCTTCTAATATTACTATAAACCTCGATAAGAGTTTTAGAGGTTGCAGTAGTTGTTTCTTCGTAAAGAGCCACGAATTCAAGGACACTTCGAGATTCGATCGCTGCTTTGATAACAGCAGGATTGTTACGATTAAATAGTTGCTTGCTCATCTTCGATTGTGTTTTTAACGATTCCTCTCAGGAATTCGATGTTGCGTTTAGCAAAATAGATATCTGCTTCAGAAAGAGATTGATGGAAATAGTTCTTAGGAGTTTTGATTCTTCTGAAATCGCCGTCTTCCCAAGAAACTCCGCACATTCCAGCCCAAACACTGAAGCACGAATCAGTCGAGCGCATAAGTGGATTGTTTTTGTACTTCAAGAATTCTCGAGGATCTCCGGCACCAAGACAGTGGATGGGTTTCTGAATTAAACCTGCTTCCATAAGTTCATCATAACATGCGTGACGTCCTTCCATAATACCTTGATCTTCTCCAGCCATTCCCCAAGCATGAGGTACTCCAATTTTAGAAAAACCGATTGTTTTTACATGAGGATTTGCGAGCATTTGTTTGTAACAGAAAAGCCAATCTTCTTTAGTTGTACCCTGTGGTACTGCGAATATATCAACTTTATCAAGTAGATCGGCTTCTTCCATCATTTCAATGAATTTGTTCAGATCTCCAAGAGTAGTTTCAGCGTCGAAGATAGTATCCAAAGGAATGATCTCGTTTGGCATCAAATCTTTTGCTGCTTCGAGTAGTTCTTGAGGTGTAACTGTCTCATAGTCACCCATTCCGTTGTCGAGAATTGTCCATATTCCTTCAGTCTTTAGCTGTTTAACATAGTTGCGATATTTTTCGTTTCGCAAGTAATGCTGCGCCAGAACAAAAATCATTTCACCTTCTCTCATTAGTTCTGGGTTAGACAGAGGTGGTATTACGCAAAATTTCATATTTATTTATTTTTAAATGTTATATAACTCTTTCGATTTCAAGAAGTATTCTTCTTTGCTTTCTACAGCGATACAATTTCTATTCAAATTCCTACAAGCTCTCGCTACAACAAAGCTTCCAGCACATGGATCAACTACTAATTGTTCCTCATTAGAGTATTGCTTGATCAACAATTCAACTAATCCTAACGGCTTTTGAGTAGGGTGAAACTTTAAGTTCGATATATTTGGTTCCTTTGCAAAATAGATTGTTGACGTTGGATAGCGATCAGTTTCTCCTCCTCCAGACGTATTCAATTTTGTATTGTTGTAATTGGTGCCGTCAGACACTTTCTTATTCCAATTGTTGATTGGAGTGTGTCCAGTTGTCTTTTGAGGATTGTAAGTGTATTGATTGATGTTTTTAGTAAAGATCAAAATTAGCTCGTGGTTATCCATCACTTTCTTCTTGGCGTTTAGGAAGCCAGTCGGTTTATTCTTAATCCAAATGATTTCGTGACTGAACCATTTTCTATCAAGATTTATTAAAATCGAAGCCAATTCTATACTTGCGAAAGTAATGAAGGTTCCGTTTTCTTTTAAAGCTTGTTTCGCTAAGCTCATAAATCGAGTATAATTGAAGAATCTATCCCAGTCATTTGCTGTCTCCTTGTAAGGTAAATCAGTACATATTAAATCTACTTCTTTTAATTTCTCTAGCTCTTCGAAAGCGTCTCCTATTCTACAGTCTATCATCTTTTTAATTGTTCTCTTGTTTTCTCTTCACATATTCGAGCTAACTCGATCATGCATTTGTTGTCGTAAAGCGTGTTAGGTTCAGGATGAAAGACATATTTACGCCATCTTCCGAGCCACTTGATGTATCCAAGGATTATCATACTGTCCAAAGTCTGCACTTCCCAAACTTTGGTTTTACCAGTTTTAGAATCTGTTAGATAGTTAACTTTAAAGTACTCACTCATAATCTCTCACAATTAACATTTTCCCGAACCTTGGCACTTGTCTATCGCTCGTTAAATTCTGATAGCGAATCGTCACCATCTGTCCAATCAACTGATCCTTATCTTTCAAGAGCTGTTTGCAGTAATCAACTGTTCCCTTCAAACCTGCTGAGAATTCTTCGCCTCTAATATCGCGACAATAAACTTTTGCAGCCATTCCGGCACGATTTCCTCTACCTTCTTCAATGTTGATCAATTCAAATTCAGCGTCTTGAAACTCTTTCCACTTCAAAAGATCTTTTGTGCGGTGATTTTGGTAGAGTGAGTCGGCATTCCGAATCATTACTCCTTCATAACCCATTTCAATGAATTTGTCACGGTACTCTTTGAGGATTTCTTTGGTTACTTGACCTTGAGAGTTGTCGAGAAAAGTGGTTGGAACAAGATGAAGATGTATTTTCTCGAAAGGATGTGCATCTTCGAAGAGAGTTTGCAAGGCTGCGTAACGTGCAGCAAAAGACATTTCTTTTACATCGATATCGTAAATATGGTATTGAGCAAGTTTTTTTGCCTTCTGCAAATCTTCTTCAGTAGGCTTCTGTTTTTTGAAAATAGAAATGATTTCATTGAAATCGTCGTGTAGCTCGTGATTGTACGCTTCACCATCGATTTTTACGTTTGCTTTTAATCCTGAAAGAAGTAAAGAAGTTTCTTTCCAAATATGAGGTAAGGAAAAAATTGACTTCCCAGTGCGAGTGAATAATCCATTCTCAGCTCCAATAGTTCTGGCACCGTCGAGTTTTGCTTGCAAAGCGATATGAGGTAATTTAAGAGCGTAGTCCCAATTCTCTTCGAGTTTGTGAGCTAACTGTGGAAGAATCTTCATCGCAGCCTCGTCAACTGAGTTAATATCTTCAGTCCAGCCTTTATCTAACTGTTTTCTAACGCGAGCTTCTGCTTCTTTAATAGCTTGCTCTTGAGGTGAGGTTTCGTTTGTAGAACCGATTCTTTTACCTTGACAACTCGTCCATTCAGTAGGAGTTTGTTTACCATCAAGATAACCTTCGGTTGTACGGTAGCGATTGTCTTCGGTTTCGATTTGCCAGATTTGCAACTTTCCGTTGCGCGATTTTTTAAAGAGTGTAGTCTTCATTGCGATTGTAGTTTTCGATTATTGTTGTATTGACAGTGTGAAGATACTGTATAAGTTCATCTAATCCAAGCGAACTGTCCCTTTTTATTGTATCTTCGAAGTCAGAACACGAATCTTTAGTTGCTGCTCTCTTTATGTAGCGAGCTTTTAAAATGCCTTCTGGTACTTCAAGCCATACTCGCTCGTAGTTGATTGTGTGAATTTCGTTCACTATACTTTCGAGAGCTTTTAAGATAGATAACTGACGAATACCAGTGATCACCATTGTGTCAGTGTTAGCTTTCGAATAAAAAATCTCATTCTGAAGATAATCAATAATCTGACTATCAAGAGATTTGTCGTGAGTGCGTGAGTTCGTCTTGGTGAGTTTGCGAACTACGTCTCCAATATCGATATGAAGACAATTAGGTGGACAGTTTTCAAGAACGTATTGATTCTTGCCGGAGCAGACTTTACCGAAGACTGCGATGAGGTATGATTGTTCATCTTTCATATTAATCCTTATAAACGATGGAGCCGTTCTCATTATCTTCCAAACATTGTACGGAGTAGCAATCGAAAGCTTCGAGAATCTCTTCAGCTATCATTTCACAGGACATCCCACCAAATTCGCACCAGTTAGGAACGCAAATTGCATTACCTACCATATAGTTGTTTTTGAGGTGATCTTGAACAGCTCTCTTGAAGAGAATAATCTCTACGTCACGGTCGCTATGATTCACTTCTTTCACACATTCAATGTGAAAAATATGTCTGTGTCTATCTCTGAGAAAATCAACAGCTTCTGGAGCATCCTTCCAATTATGAAATCCTTCGATTTGTAATCTGATTACTACATTTACCTGATTTGCCATGATTACGATCCTAAAAATTGATTAATGATTAGTTTTCCTTCAGCGTTTCGCTCCATTAAATCTAATTCGTTGACTGTTAAATTTTCTTCAACTACCAGATATAATTTTTCTGCAATAGCTTTGTAAGCCTGCTCCACCACTGAAACAGATAACTCTCCTACCCATTCGAATTTCTCTCCTTCGTATTTGCGAAAAGATTCTTGATCGCTTTCACTTACTATGAAAGTGGTGTTAAGAGCTGTATTCAAGATTATTGTTTTGCCTGCGATTATTGGTTCCTTCATATAGTTATTTATTTATGGATGTAAAAATAGTCCATTGTCTCTTGCGAAACAACAGACTATTGTAGTTTTTAGGTCGAATCACCTTTATTTTTGTGATTTATCTTCTAATCTCTGTTTGTCGTTTTGATATTGTCCATTATAAAGATTCTCAACAACGTTGCTTTCGTGAGCATAGATCTGAGCTACGCGAGCTCCTACCTCAATGGTGATTGGAATCCTTACGTGAAGTACTGTACCTATATTAGAGCTCCGAAAGCCTGCGTCGAAACACGATGAATGTAAGATTGCTCCATTTCTCAACAAACTACTTCTCTGACGAATCAAAAGCATTTGATCTGAAGGAATTTCACATCCTTGAGCAAAAGTGATATCGTAAGATCCTGGCTCAAGGTGCCACGCTATTGTTTTTTCGTCATCTACTTCGATCTCTGCTGGCTCCACATTCTGTCGAGTAGCAAGTTTCGTTTTACCTACTCGAGGGATAAATCCTTTACCAACGATCTTTTCAACCTTCACTAAATTAAGATCTACGCCATGCTGAGCCACATTTTCTGCGGCGATTGGTCCGGTAATGATCATTCGATCTACTAATTGTTTTCCTGTTAAATTTGCCATGTTTACGCTATTTGTGCTTTGATTTTTACTTCTAATTCATCCATCAATTCAGGATTGTCTTCAAGGAGCTGTTTTGTTTTGTCTCTTCCTTGATCCAGCTTTGTATCTCCATAACTGTACCATGATCCTGCTTTTTTGATAATACCGTATTCTACGCCAAGATCCACAATTTCTCCCGATTTCGAGATACCCTTACCGTACATGATGTCGAACTCAGCTACTTTGAAAGGTGGCGCTACTTTATTCTTCACCACTTTCACTTTCGTGAGATTTCCAGTAATATCATCGCCGTCTTTTACTTGAGATGAGCGACGAACATCTAAGCGTACCGAAGCATAAAATTTAAGCGCATTCCCACCCGCAGTTACCTCCGGTGACCCGAACATAACGCCTATCTTTTCACGTAATTGATTAATAAAAATCACTGTGGTATTTGTTTTCGAAACCATAGCAGTAATCTTTCTCATTGCCTGAGACATCATGCGAGCTTGCAATCCCATTTTAGCGTCACCCATTTCTCCATCAAGTTCTGCTTTCGGAACAAGAGCTGCGACCGAGTCGATTACTACTACATCAAATCCTCCTGACTCTATAAGTCCTGCCGCTATTTCTAAAGCTTGTTCACCATAATCTGGCTGCGCAAAATATAGCTTTTCGAGATCGACTCCAAGATTGGTTGCGTACAAAGGATCGAAGCTGCACTCAACGTCGATATAAGCTGCGTTTCCTCCAAGCTTTTGAGCTTCTGCTACAGTATGAATTGCAAGTGTAGTTTTGCCGCTTGATTCTGGTCCATATATTTCGATAACTCTACCCTTTGGAAGGCCACCAATTCCGAGCGCAATATCTAATCCAAGAGATCCAGTTGAAGTCGCTTCGACATTAATCTCCGGCTTGTCTGATAACTTCATTACTGCGGTCTTCCCGAATTGTTTCGATATTTTATCGAGCGCTAATTGTACTCTTTTATCTTTTTCCGATTGTTCCATTTTGCGATTATTTTGTACGTGATTGATCGATCAATTGAAAGAATTCTTGACGTGTTCCAATCTCATTTGTGAAGAAATATCCAGACATTTGAGAAGTTTTCATAACGCTATCATGTTTGATCCCTCTGCATTTAACACAAGAATGTTGTGATTCGATAACAACTACCACGCCGCGATTACCAACGCATAGTTCATCTACTTTATCGTGAATCTGTTTTGTTAGTGACTCTTGAATATTTGGGCGACGAGCGTACCAGTCAACAATTCGATTCAATTTACTTAATCCAAGCACTTGATCTGTTTTCTCTTTCCCTGGAATATACGCTACGTGTGCTACGCCCGAAAACCCCAAATTATGGTGACAACACATACTTACAACTGGAATATTTGTTTGGCAAATCAAACCTGAGTAACCTTCATCGTTAGGGAAAGTGGTAATTGGTGAAAGATCATTGATGCTACCAGCAATCAAATCGTTTACCCAAGCTTTTGCAACTCTGAAGGGAGTTCTGTCTGAATGTGGATCAGCTGCCCAATCAAATCCCATAGCTGTTAGGAATCGACCATAATGAAGAGCTCCTTCTTCAATCATTTTTTGCTTCTCTTCCGAAGTTCTCGCGATACTGCCGTTTGCTTTTTTTATCAACTCCATTCTTTAAAATTTAAAAGGTTTCTTGGGAGCTTTCTTGCCCTCAACTATTGGTGCTTTTACACGTTTCTCTTTGATATACGCGACGATCTGAGCTACTAACTCATCAAAGCTTGATGCTTCGAATTTCTTTTTCTTCTGAAGGAGATATCCTCCCCAACCTTCGTCGTTTGGACTTAGAGTCATTGCTGCTCCTGAGGTTTCTTTTACTACTTGACGGAGTTGTTCCGCTGTACTTAATTCTTTTGCCATTTTTATTTTTGTTTTGCTGCGATTAAATATCTTTGAAAATTGAAGGAAGAATTGATTGCAATTCTTCTAATAAAGGTTTCATTAGCTCTACCATTTGAGGATGAGCTGCTGCTGAAGTACGTTGTTTGAAGATTGTTCTCCATTCGCGCATATTCGCTGTGACTACTATTTCTGTTTTCAATGAATTCGGAAGTACTGAGCGAGCTTGTTGAGCTTGCCAACCTTCTCTCAGTAATTGTAAGTAAGCTTGTCCACTTTCAGTAATTGAGTGGTACCATGCTTTGGTTGTCTCCTCGATTTGAAGGTAGTTGTGCTCATTTAATCTCTGAACAAGATCAATCTGCTCATTACTAATCCAAGGCGGAATAATGAAGGTGAGTTTATTGTTGAATTGATCTTTTGAGTAGTTGCAGTAGCGTGTACTCTCTTGAGAGAAAGACGCAATTCTGTGACGGACTATTTCATGCGACACTCCTCTGTCACAAACGAACAACACTGAAAGAGATTGATGTTCGAGTACTGATTCGTGTCCACGCTTTATCAACATTTCGACGAACTTGTTAGCGCTCTCATCTGTCATTTTCTCTTCACTCTTGTAGCATGTTCTACCTGCACGCTCGATATTTTGTAGAATTTTCGAACTGTCGATTTCAGACAGTATTTGATACGATGGTCTAATTAATTTCATTTTTACAATTTTATAAATATTTATATCCTATTTGATTAGCTTTGATTCGATTAGCAATCGTTGCAGAATGTACACCTAACTCTTTAGCTGCTTTAGCTGAGCTTAAAAAAGATACGCCGTTTATTTCTACAGGTTTACTTGTTTTAGGCAAACAATCTATTCTCTCAGCTCTACGTTTGCAAATTTTCTTTCTTACTTCTTCAGAATGAGTTTTACCTAACATAGTCCCAGTTTTCCCTGCAGTACACTTTATACATACCTGAGCGCCGATACTTTTCTTTTTACCGCATTTACATATAGATTGAGATTCCACAACTCCTCCTTTCCAATGACTGTTAGTTGATCCAGGATGACCATATTTCTTCTTTCTCTGTTCTTCACCCATTAACTCTCTTGTCCTTTTAACTTTGATTTGCCTGGTTTTGATAAACTCAGCTTTGTTGGGGTGATGAGAAATATTGTCTCCTCCCGAAGCCGACAAAGACATGTTTAAACATTGAGTGAAATCTAACGAATCGAGATATCTTTGTTCGATGACTTTAATCTCTTCGATCGAACATTCTTCAACCATTTCAAAAGAGAGGTCGCTTTCTCCATATTTATTGTAAACACGTTGCAATTTTTGAGAATGATGTCGATTATTTTTAAGATCAGATAAATGCTGCTTCCATCTCACTTCGATTCGAACTGAACTACCTAAGTAAAATTGATCTTTAGCTTTGCTTACTATCTTATAAATTCCACACCTCATTTAATAGGTTCCTTTCTCCTGGATTGTTTTTAACAATTCGATGTACTGTTTCATTGCGGTTTTTAATCGATTAGTTTTAAAATATCTTCTTTTGAGACTCTCATTGAAATGAGGAGTAGGGTGCAGTATCCAATAATGTCGCAAACATCATTTACTCGAGTTTCCTCCGAAGCTTGTACTCGTTTGAGTTTGTCGTCTAGTCTGATCTTGATTGAATCCTGACCTGAGAGTTTACTGAATGTGTTTGTTGGATTGATAGCGGCGTCGCCGTAGCGCTTGTTCTTTTCGAGAAGTAGCTCCTGCATTGCAGTAGTTACTTCCTTAATTCTGTCCTGGGTTGATTCAAACGATTTCTGTATCATAATTATACTCCTGTTTTTTTATCCCAAATTGTTACGTGTAAACGATCAGAAAATCTCACTCCTTCACGAATAGCCATTTCTGCTGCCATTTCTCGAGTTTTAGAGAGTTCTTCGCGACTTTCACCGCAAGGCATAAGTATAATCTGTTCTCTGCGAATTAAACCTGGTTTCAAGAAGTCTAGTTCGATTTCTTCCCAGTCTGATTCTTCAGATACTACAAATTTAAAATATGAGTTATCGAGTTCGCTCATTTTTTTCAATACCTCAGGTTCGTAGCGAGCTACTTTTCTGTTTCCGGAATTTTCAAGTTTAGGAGAGTTGTTCCATTGATCAGTGATATTGATCATTCCTTCTGAAGGCATTAGTACACATTCGTTTTCAACTTCGATAAAAGGTTTGAATCCGTAGCTTTCAGCGAATTCAACGATAAATTTCAAAAGCTGAGTTTGCTGCCGTAAGGGGCTTCCGCCAGTGAGAACAAAATGAGCACCATTTCTCAGTTGCTGAATTAATCCGGCCTCTTCCATCATAGCGAAGAGCTCTTCGAAAGAGTAAGTGTTACCGTATCTCCATACTGAGACAGAGTCACAGAAAATACAATTTAATGTACAGTCTTTCAAACGTAAGAAAGCTGCTGGTACTCCTGAGCTAACGCCCTCTCCTTGCAATGTTTCGGAGAAGAATTCAGATACTTTTAGTGAGCGATAAGGATCGATCCCTTCCGCGTTTTTAACGCGCTTAGGATCTGCTTCGATTATTTGTTTTGACATATTTATGTGTTATTTGATTTTTAATACTGTAAAAGTACAACTTATTTCTATAGAACAAGCGGAAGCTCCCATTTTCCGTGGGAGCTTCGACCTAGTTTAGTTATTTGGATTGTAGGTGTAGACTTTGCGGTCGTCGTACTCAAATTCACCTTTAGCTTCAAGATATTTCTTTAAATCCTCACCGTGAACAGATAGAAAAATCTCTTTCTCTTCAGGAGTTATTGATTCTTCAAAGCAATCTACCCAGCAATTAGGTGTTTCGTATAAGCGCACTTGATATAAAGTCAATCCCTCTATTGATGAAAACAATGCTTGCTGAGCTAAGAAAAGCTCTTTTGATAAATTCTCTGCAGTTGGATTACAATACTCACCTACACCACTCAAACACATGATCCATAATTTTGTATGAATTTCGCGAAGAACATCGATAAGCTTTGTGTCATGAGGATTTAATAATGTTCCATGATCCCAAAAATCATCCATCCATTGGCATCCAATTCTCTTAATCTCTTTGAAGTCAATATTGTAACCTATCTCTTTAGTTGTTTCAAACTTGAATATAAGCTCTCCGAAATACCGATGGCCATGATTCGATTAAATCTTTAATAGGGTGTACAATTGAAGAATTGAGAGTCTATCTTGAGTTGCAATTTACTGAAGATATGAATTGGAGCAATTACGGAATGTTTGGTTGGCATATCGACCATATTGTACCGTGCTCAGATTTC